AGATCTTTCAGTGACTCCTTGATCATTTGATAAGCTCTCTTGTTGTCTTCCTTCTCCGTTTCCGTCTTCCCTTGAGTATTTAAGATCGTTAAGCCATCTTTCAATCTCGCTGCTTTTCTTTTGAAAAAAGCACTATCATCTAACACGCTCATCGCTTCTTTAAATAATTGTAAAGTATCTCCTTCTTCATCAATTCTTTCTTGTAAAGCTTGTTCAATGTCTTCACGCTTAAATTTTCGATTAGGTATATAAGCTGTACCACAATCCCAGAATTTTACAAGTGCTTCTTCATCGTTTTGGATAATTCCCATGAATATATCTGAAAAAGCATCTGTTTGTTCGTTTCCGTTTTGATACTCTTGTTTAGCACGTTTAGCAAATGCAAACGTTCCTTTTGCTTCGTACTCAGTTCCTTTAATAGTTAAAAATGCTGCCATTGTTGTATTCTCCTTGTTTTTAAATAAAATTAAAAAGGGTGATTATTCACCCTTTATTATATGCTTTCTACTCTTGCTGGTTGGCCACCTCGTTCAGTTGCCACTTCACTAGCTGGCGCCGTTACTTTTTTGTACGTACATTACCAGTAGTTTCCCCTGGTTTTTCAAAGTCATAACTTCCAGCGTTTAAGAACTCATCTGGTAATTTATCTAACTCACCAAGTTTAGACTCACCAATCACCTGTAAAGTTCCGTTTAACTCAACAAACCCATCAGCTGGTTCTTCTTTCTCAACTGACTCAATTAAGCAACGTGCAAATACTGCATCGTGTTTTTCGTTAGCTTTTAATGTCTTATCGATAAGCCATGCTTTGATCTCTTTCTTATCTTTAATAGCGCGCATAACTTCTTTTTGACCTTCATCATCACTTTCACCATAACAAGTAAATTCTAGTGACTCTGATGTTGGCCCATAAGCTAACACACGCCCAAATTTAGTTTGTTCATCAGCTAAGTCGTTTTCAATTGCATGTTTAGTTTCTGTTAAACTTCCAACGATGCAACCTTTATCTCCTTTAGCTTTATCTTCCACTTGTAAAATTAATACTGTATCTTTACCACTTTTTGGCATAGTTTAGTTCTCCTTTATATAAAATTTTAACCTTAGTATTCCATGTTGTGTACGACCATCTATATCATCAATAACAGTAAGTGTTAGCATTTCAGTTTTAAAGACTTTAAATTCTTCATTCAACTTTAAATGTTTCTTTGATATAGTCCTAAGCGCACTATCAAGCATTTCATAACATTCTTTTTTACCTTTGTAATTGCTCCAGGCGTGAATTGTGAAAATCACTTCTTCACCAAAATTCGTTTTAGTAATAAATTCTTTAGTTTCTGGAGTACCAACAACTAGATAAGGATATTCAGTACTGTGTTCAACATAATCAAACACTTTATATCCAGTTTCTTTTAACCTTTTAAACAATGCTATTTGTAAAGGTAATAGTGATGTTTTTATCATTGATTATCTCCTTCCTAAAGACTACTTAATTCAGATATCCAGAACGCACGACCAATTTCAATTGATGGATACCAGAACGGTTGCGGGTGCATACCATACATTGTCACCCACCTATTTAATTTAGTTGAATAGAAACGCCAAGGAATTTTTTTCGCTCGACTTCCTCTAGTTGCATATATACCAGTACCAAATTCCACGTATATCCCGTGTTCGGCTCCAACTCGTACATCAGCGGTGAACCCACCAACAGAACTTTCTATCGATCCTCTTAACTGGCCTTCATCAACTGGCGCAAGCCCCTTAGCATTATCTTCTATTGTATGGGCTGTTCTTGCTACTATCCTTTGTACTTTCTTACTTACCTTTTGAGTATAAGCCCTCGCATATGCTTCTAACGCTGGGTTACCAAACTTTATTGACATCTTCTAATAGCAGCCCTTATAATCTCTTGTTGGCCGCCTTGATCTTCGAAATCACTTACGAACTCGTACCTAACACCCAAATAAACTATTATCATATCTTTAGCAAGATATTCTAACTCGTTGTATCTGAAATATAAGTATCTATCAAAAGTAAATTCTAATCTAGCAGCTTGCAAGCGTTCGTTACTGCTTGGAGTGTCAACAAAGCACTCTAATTGTTTAACCACTTCATCAGTTTCAGTATGGCCGCCCGCTTCGTCTTCAATGTATTTTTTGGCGTGTACTTCTACGATGTGTGGAAACTCATTAAAAAGCATGGAATTTCAACCTTCTATATGGCGTTAGCAATGAAAGCATACTTTCGGGATATTCAGTATTGTAAGTATAAGATACTGTTCCCATTGATCTAGATTTTAATTCGACTGGTACCATGTTTAGTTTTATTGCTTTCGAAATAAACAGTAAAACGGCTTGTGGTACTTCATCATCAAAATCATTGTTACAATAAGCTTTCACCCAGTCTAAGCAAATAGAATAGTATAGAGTGATAAACTCATCATGTTCATCACTCTTAATGTTGGATAGCATTTTAATTTTTTTTAGGTAATTATTCATCTTTATCAGCTTCTTTTACTTCTTTTTTAGCTGCTTTCTTAGGTGCAGCCTTTTCCTTAACAATAGTATATTTCTGATGTGCATATACGTTCTCATATGCAAATTCAGTAACCTCTACTATTCGACCTTCTGGCGTTTGTACCTTAATCAAGCCATTCACCTCTCTTATTTATTTATTATCCTCTAGGTTTTAAAGCAGCAAATGCATCATCTTTAACATTTAAGTAAGCAACATGCATTGTAGCTCTAAGTGCAAACATATCTTGCTCAAATAGGTTTACAGGTTTACCATCAGCACCTTGGATAGTTGATAATTGTGCATCAGTTGATACTGCATACTCAATATCTTGTAACACTCCATAACGTGCATAATCCCAGTCACCAGTTAAAGCAACTGCTTTAGTTTTGTCAATGATATCTTTTGATGTGTATGAAATTGGTAATCCTAAGATCTCATTTGATTTAGAATCAAACATTGGATACCCATTTGTGTCTGTTACACTTCTCATTTTAGCTTTAAATGCTCTTGATGTTAATAACCCGTTAGGATCATGTTCATCAGCTTCAACTAATGCTAATAAGTCAGCTAAATCAAAGTAAAGGTTTTTCCCAGTACCTTCAGTAACTGTTTTACTTTTAGCTTCAGCCATTTCAAAGATTGATTTACCAGTACCCCATGGTGAGTCAGTACCAAATAATACAGCTGAGTCAAACGCTCTATAGAATGCTTCAGCGATTAATGGTGCTGCAATTTTCATAAAGTCTTGAACGCTGTAACGTAAGAACTCTTTAGAGAATGGAATAATAACACCAAGTTTTTTAGTTTCCATTTCAGCTTGTTTCCATTCAACCTTAGATGTTTGAATACGTTCAGCTTCTGACACCCAGTAAGCTCCAGGCCCTTTAGCTAAGAATGTGAATTTTTTCTTAGGTTTTCCTTGCATATCCTCATATTTAGCTAACTGCATTACAGCTGAATTTTTAATTACTTCTTTTAGTACTAGTGTACCTTCAGACTCTGGAATTTTACCAGTTTTCGCATCTTGTAATAATACGTTATTCGGGTTATGTGGTTTTGTTGTCATATAATTATACCTCTTACTTTCTTATATTGAATTGATTAGCTATTTCAGCTATATTATTTGAATTGTTTTGGCCACTTTCAAAAGTCTTCACTTCACGGCCATTGTTTTTGAACTTAGCATCTACTTGGCTTTGTACAGCGTTTTGGAATAATTCGTTAAAACTTTCTAAGTTTGTGTTAGTTTCATCTTCATCATTACCAATTAAATGATTGACAAAATCTAAAGGTAAGCCCAGATCATTAGCTTTCTTCATAGCTAAATTAGTGAGCTTTTCACGTTCTCTTTCCAGTCTATCGCTTTCAAGTTGTGCCTTAAGTTCTCTTATTTCTTTTTGTTCTGGAGTTTCTCCAGGGTTACGCTTAGAAACTTCTTCATCAATAAGCTTACTTAAGTTGTTATCTTTCCAAGTTTGTAACCCTTTAGAAAAGTGGCTGTCTAGTCTTGGTTGTAACAGCTTAGCGCCTTCTTGACTATCTAAGTAACTGTTTACTACTTCGGCCGTTGGTTTCTTCAGTTCGCTTAGATATTCACTAACCGCGCTATCTTGTGAATTAGTTTCTATAAATGTTTTGACTTCTTGTAAGTCCATGTGTTTACCTCCCGCCCATTAAGTTCGCGCCTTAATGTTCTGATGTATTTTATTTAGATAGTTTAATGTCATATCCAGGACAATTATTATTTCTTTATATTTTCTTTATAAAGTTCTTTGTTATCTTTAATAAAATCTTTGCGCCACTCGTTATAAGTGACATATTCTATCTTTTTATTAGGTGCAACCACTTCACGTTTAGCACGCTTTTCAGCTTCACCCTTGCTTAAATCTTCATGTTTAATTAGTTCCGTTATCCTCTTGGCCAGTTTCTTCTGGTACTTAGGATCATCGTAATTCCTCGATGTTCTAAACTTAGGTAACCCCCTAAGAACATGGCACCTGCAATTTATATCTTCGCTTGGCACTCCAAACATCCTTGGCCCTTTTGCTTTATGGCCACCACTGTGAAAGTAACCATCTTCATCAGCTTTACGACCGTCTAGCGCTGCATGTGAAGCCCTAACCCTACTATCTAAGGTTGCCAACCAGTACTTGTTGACTGATATACCTGCTTTCCTTAATTGCTTATCACTCTCCAGGGTTGCCATTGTTCTAGCTCGTCCATTTTCTGTACGTACAACGCGGCGCGCCTTAGTTGCGCTTATTCCTACCTTCTTGCTTATCTCCTGGGCTGTTTTCTCGTAACTATCACCCTTAATAGCACCTTGTGTTATAGTCTTCTGTATCTCTCTTACTATCTCACTTCGATGTTGTGCCAACACATTAGGTAGTTTCATCTTATCAATAGGGTTGTTAAGCAGCTTATTAAGTACATTTTCGCTTGGAATGTCAAAGCCCATCTCAATAGCGCTTTGTATCTTAGTATCGTATATATCGTATATTCGTTGCTCCAGGAATACATTCCTATTAGAGTTTCTAATCTCTTTTAAGATGCTCTTATATGCTCCAGTAGTCTTACTCTCAAACTGTTTCATGAACTTTCTTAATCGTCCATACTTTGAAAGCTGCGACCAAGTAAGCTGGCCACCTTTGCTAAGTGAACCATACATCTGGCCAAGTAAGCCCAAGTACTCTTGTGTTAAGTTCAAGAATACCTGGTCAATGGCTTCATTAGCTTCAACGCTATACTGCGCTATCTTTGCTTCTAGTTCTGTTAACATCTTCTTCACCTTCAATCGGTTCTAATGGCTCGTTAGAGTATCTTAAAGCTTCTTCTTCTAGCTTTTCTTTCTCAAAGTCAACATCATCTATTAGAGTTGATTGACTAAGTCTTGTATCTTCACTTACAACGCCTTGTAATGTTGTTAGTATTTGTGCTTCTTCTAGTCTGTTTACTGGGATATTTCTAGTAAACGTGAAATACATATCCAGGTAAGACTCATCATTTAAGCTAAACCCTCTATGTTTCCAAGCTGTAAACAACACTTTGAATTGATACATTAAAGCACTCTTGAACTTACGTTCTGAAACTATTGACTTGTTCTCTAGTGCCATTAGTTTGTACCTAATCGCAACGCCAGAACTATTCCCGCCAAATGTTTCATCATTAAAGTTTACAGTCTTAGCGAACTTAGCAATGTTATCATCTAAAAGCCCAAGCACATTCATTATAATTGTATCGTTAACATCTTTAGTAAGATACTTGATATCCATTCTTTCATCTATCAGTTCAAATACTCCAGTCTTATGTAACTGTTCCAGGGTTTCTGGATCAGCACCCATTCCCTTAAGTACTAAGTATGCAAGCCTTCCCGCTTCTATCTCACTAACCGCACCAGATACAATCTTGTCATAAGCATCAATTAATGTATATACTTTTTCAGCATCGCCCATTAATTCATCATTGTTCTTAACTCCGAACAGTGGCACATGTTCGAACATATGTAATTGTTGATCGACAAAATTTATACTTCCGTTTTGACCTTTAAAGTAATAAATATACTTATCATCGTAAAATTCACATTCAATATTGTTGTCATTGTCAACCGCATATCTCATAGCATATACTGGCTCTGAAATGTTATCACCAAAGAATACAGCTTCCCAAGGCTTGATATTTTTAATACGTTCATTACCTTCTAAGTCGATATAACATAGTCTCGCTGCATAACCACAAATAGTGGCCAGTTTCCCTAGTTCACTGTCTAAATCTTCAGCCAAGTTCCTTAAGTTAAAGTTTTTAATCTTTTCTTTAAGTTTGTCATCTTCTTTGTCATAGTCGTACACAATAGGTACACCATACATATATCCAGTTTTAGTATCGACTATATCGCTATCATAGCTATTAGCAACTGAATTATGTATCTTGTCATCGATACGATAAACATTACCACCAGTTTCAAAGTCACCTAGCTTAACCGCTTCTTGTTGGAAAATAGGTACTTCAACGCCTTTATAACGGTTGTATTTAGTCTTGTTTTTATTCATCTTAGCAATGTTTTTCTCAATTACCTTAATGATTATTTCTTTTGTTATCCCAGTTGCCTGGATCTGTTCTATAAATTCATTATTAGTATTCATCTAGCGATCAGCCCCCTTTCTTCTAGCTTTTAATCTCATATGAGAGTATATTGCATATCTCATTGAGTCCATCACATCATCATTTTCCTTTACTGGGTTCCCAGTCTTTTCATCCCATACATAGTTATAAATTTCTTTTTTAAAAACCTTCACTTTATCAGATATAACAAAAAAGCGACCAAGTTTTATCAACCTTGCCACTTCTTCTATCCCACTTAATACACTTTTATCAGCGTTTATAGCCCTTATACGTTCCCGTCTGAAGCGTTCAACGTGTTCTGGCCTTGCACTATCACAATAAAAGTTTATGTTACCATATCGCGCCTTAATATCAAGCGCAACATCAGCCCAGTAATCTATCTCTTTAAACTGCTTAGCATGTTCTTCCAGTAAGTACCAGTTGTTTAGCTTGTCTATACCAAACACCACTATACTACCAAAGTGACTGTAACCCCAGTCAACCCCAGCTATATAAGTTTCAAACTCAATGTTATCAACATCATTAATAAAGTGCTTGTTACTGTCAAAATCACTGTACACAACACCTTCACCAGTAACCCATAACCCTCTAATATCTCTATCGTAAAACATACCAGATGGCGTTGACTCTTTAATGTTCTGGATATACCTTGGTGATAAGAATGTGTTATCATCTAATTCAAAATGATAAGATATTATGTTATCACTCTTGCTGTCAATATATTCTTTCTTCAACCAGTGTTCTGGGTTATCGGGGTTGGTATCAAACACAATCCTAGCACCATCACCAGAACAACGGGAAATAATCTCTTTAAATACCTTCTCATTGGCCAGGGATGCTTCGTTGACATAAGCGCCAAACGCTGTCATACCTCTAATACCACCTAAGCCCCCAATTGTACCAGTGAAAGCCTGAACAACCTTAACACCGAACAACGTAAATGAGTTGTGTTTATCGAACTTAATATCTAGTTGATATCTATTGTATATCTCTTGCAATACGTTGTTTTGAATAGTCTTACTCGATACACCAGCCAATATATACATTGGTTCTTTTATCTTAAGTTTGTCAGCAATCTTACGAACCCTTATTAATTCCCTTAAGAATATATCATTATTAATAACAGTCTTACCAGTTCTTTTCGCACCATGTAAGCCAAGTATAAAGAAGTCTTCTGTATTGGTTCGCTTAAGTATTTCAATCTGTTTAGGGGTGTATAATCTATTTAAGTTCATTAATCTCACCATCCACCAGCTTGAACAAGTCTGAAATCTTATCTTCTTGACTGTTATTTGTATTTAGTTCAGCTTCAGCCATCTTAGCTTGTTGCGCTATTAATTTAGTTCGTGCTTTCTGTTCAGCAATATCATGCTTAT